GCCGCCGGAAGTGGTATCTTCGCCGGGGGCAACGACTTCGCCGGTGTCAACCGGAAAGCGGGTTTGATCTGCTACTGCCTCGCTGAGGCCCGTTACGCGGATACGACCCAGAACTGGGAGGTGAACTACGTGACGGCTACGGTTCTGCACCATAGCTTCCTTGTACTGCGAACCGGTACGAGCAACCGACAGGTTCGAGATCAGCTCAGGAATCCAGATGTGGGAACCGAAGTTCAGCGGGTCGATACCTTCGCCTTCACGGATGAAGGTGTAGTAGATATCGCCGTAGACGCGTTTGTCCTGAGTGGTAACCTTGATGTATTCCAGGTCGCCGATGGTGCGGGTATCACCAGGGGTGATGATGTAGCGGCTCAGAACGGTGTCGGTACCGATCAGCACTTTGTACTTCTCGCCGGTGTAACCAGTCAGCGCATCCAGAGCAGTCTGGATGTTGGAGTCACGGTAGGCTTCGAAGATGCCATCACGCAGCGCGTTGACCAGAACAGCCTGCACATCAGCGATGCGGTCGGCGGAAGTGATCGAGTTGATGCGATCTGGAAGGTGCAGATCGTCGTGGCGGAACCACGGGTGGATCAGGAAGCGGGCGATACCCTCGATTTCAGGGATTGCCACTTCGTCGTAACCGCTGGCGCCGTTCAGGCCGACGAACTGATCCAGGTCGTCTGCGTAGTTCAGCAGCTTGGTTACGGCGTTGTTGTTGTTACGAAGACGAGTTGCCGAGATCAGCAGGCTCATTTCGCTCGCATCACGGTTTTCAGCGTGAGGCGAAGGGATGGACATCGGAGGACCCAGCGGCACTGGGTAGCGCTCGGTGTAGTCCGTGGTGTTCAGTTGCAGACCGCGCTCACGACGGTTGGCGTTGGACAGACGGGCGTTCGGGTCCCAGCCGATGACGGCCAGTTCTTTCAGACCGTTGACGATGGCCAGGCCGACGTCTTTCTTCAGCGACAGCTTGTTGCCCTGGGCGTCGTACACAGCGTAGACGGTCACGCCGCCGGCTGGGTTGACGATCACGTTACCGTAGTCGGTATCGATGTTACCGGTCAGGCCGAATTCGAGGTAGACAACCAGCTTGCTGTCGACGATCTCTTTCAGGGTGGCGTTCGTAGGAACGGCGCCGCTGACGGTCAGGGTGTTCTTGCTCAGTTGCAGCGAACGGTTGTTGAAGTTCAACAGTTGACCGCGACCGCGACCTTCTGGGCCTTTCACGAAGTACGAACCTGGCAGGTTGTTCAGCGTGAAGGAGATGACGTCGCCGTCAGCCACTTGCAGGTACACGGCTTTAACGCCGGTCATGCGGTCCAGGGTGTCGGTGTTGTCGGCTTGGCCGTTCTTCGCGATCAGGCCGTATTGGCTTTCAGCGATCAGGTCAACCTTGACGCCCACTTTCAGTGGAGCGGTGGTCACCGAACGGTTGCCCAGGTCGAGGGTCTTCGGAGCAACGGCCGAGGCCGGGACGAAGATGTCGATGTTTTCGTTGTTCGGCGCGATCTCAGGCACCAGAGCGGTCGATTGGTCGCTCAGGATGTTGTAGTTGATCGCAGCGTCGAGCAGACGGCGCTCGTTGAACTTGGCCGGGCCAGTGCCGCCCACGTGCAGGAAGTGGTTCATTACCAACTGGTTAGGGATGGTGATGTCCACGCCGCCGTTGTCCGGGGTGATCACGGAGGTACGGAAGAAGGCTTCCGAGAACTCGTCCTGACGTGCAGCTTGCACGTTGTAGGTGATCGACAGGCCAACGAAGTCACGCAGGTTGCTGTTGTCGAACGATTCCAGGGACGGGCTCAGCTCGTCCATGTAGCCGTAGGTACCAGCAGCACCGCCGCTCTCGGCGGAGATGGTGACTTTCTTGTCGTCGTTGGCGGTACGGTTTTTGTACGCAGCAGTAGCGTACTCGGCCGGGTTACCAGCAGCGGCAGCAACCAGAGCACCAGCGGTCAGCTGAGCAGAAGTCACGTCGATGTTCTGTTCTTTGAACATCGATTCCAGAGACAGGTAGTGCTTCTGGAGAACCTGGTTAGCGTTGGCCTTCTGATCGACAGGCATGGCTTCGAAAGAAGCAACGTTACCGGCCATCGATTCGGCGGAGAACGTGACGCCTTCGGTTTTGATCTGGTTGTGAAGGGAGACGGCAATGGTTGCCAGGTTACGGAGTTCTTGACCCCGCTTCTTGGTCCCAAGAGAAATCGCTGACATAGTGGTCTTTTCCTGTTGTCGATTGCTGCGGGTTTTAAGTTTCAGTATCCAGCGCTTCAGCGTGGGACTGTAGACTTTGCATACTATTTCAGTTTTACGTCACTGGAACAGGTACACGGTTGAATGCGCGCCATTCCATCCAGTATTTAAAAACAGATGTAGCGGCGAGTTGGTTAAGCGGTAAAACACTGTTCAACTGATTCAACAGTGAATTCATAAGATTGTGAATTCTACCGTTGGGATCTGTCTGTTCTTTCGAAACTGTGAGCACCAAAGTGTGACCGCCAACCGGAGTGACGGTAAACTCTGGAGTCGTCGAAGCGTTCTCGCCTCCAACGAATTCTCCATACAGATAGCCACGCTTTGCATCGTCGTCCAGCGCCACACTGTCCAATGGACCGGCAGTCTGATACCCGTCGCAGTCACCCCATTGGAAGTCACCCAGAAGCTGGGCAGGGATTAATTGACTGAGCTGGTAGTTCGACGAGTTGTATAAATCGACATCTTGGGTCGATAGTATGCGAGCCATCTTTTCGGCATCGAGCGCGTCGGACAAAGCCATGTTGGCACCCTTCAGCACGCGTTCGAGCCACACTGGTACAAATACCAATTTGAGTGACATCAGGTTCACCTCTTCTTTACCATTAACGCTTACTAGGCGCCTTTCTGACAATGGATATTAAACTACTTCTGGCCAAATCAATCACCTTGCTCTTCCAGACAAGCCAGATTGATGCCACAGGTGATCTCGCTGCACGGGATCTGATCAAGGAAGCGTTTGAATACATTAAGCTACCAGACTCAGTGGCAGATGACGGAATCGAGCGGAACTCGATCATACATCTAAGGTCCACCCTACTCTGGATGCTTGCAACGAATGAGTCACAAGCATATGACAAGAATGATTTGCTGCAACGTGTACGGTTAAACGTCGGAAGTGACGACAAACTGTACTCAGCGTTTGTGCAGGGCATTGTTGTACATGAGAACACCGACACCTGTTTGAAGTCTGTAAACCGCATCAAGAAGGATTTGAAGAAGTTCGTTGCTCAGGAAAAGGTCAAGAAGATCTTTAAAGCAGCGCACCACGAAGCCTCCTTTAAGAGCACCGGCATTGACGACTGGACCGTGTTCGTTAGCAATGCCATGAACCAACTTGGTCAGATTGACGTAGGCAGTGACGTCAAGGCTGACCCTGCTTTCGTTATGTCCGTTGACTTCAGTTTGCGTGAGTCTGTATCGGCAGCATTCAAGGAGATGGAGGACTCCCTGAGTGATGAAGGTTCGATCCGTATGCCGTTCCAAGGCGGCAACCGGATGATGGGTGACCGCATGGCAATGCGTCGGGGTGAGTTCCACCTCTATAACGCTTTGCCAGGGAACTACAAGTCAGGTTGGCTGATGGACATTCTCATCGGTGCCTGCTTGTTCAACGACCCGTACTGCTTCGATCCAAGTAAGCAGTGCGCTGCCGTTCTCTTCTCGACAGAAGACGACGTGCCGTTGATCATCCAGAAGATCTTCGTGATCATCAAGCAGATCGAAACCGGTTTGCCTGTACTGATCAAGAAGTTCACCAACGACTACATGACCGACTACGTGATGGAGAAACTCCAAGCCCGTGGTTGGAAAGTGTTCATCCACCGGGTGATTGGTTCTCGCTTCACCTTCCACAAGTACATCGCTACCCTTGAGGACTACAAGGCTCGTGGCTTTGAACTGGCACTGGTGATCTGCGACTACCTGCACATGTTCAGTAAAGAGGGTTGCCGACGCGACAGCACCGGTGATGACGTACAAGACTTGTTCCGCCGTATCCGGGAATACACGGCACCTAACCGCATCCTGCATTGTACCGCTCACCAGCTTTCAACGGCGGTAAAAGACCTCAAACGGGAAAACCCGAACAACTACATCAAAGACCTGCCGGGTAAAGGCTACTACGAGAGCTGTAAGCGGCTTGACACCGAGGTGGACTTCGAGGCCTACCTTAACAAGGCTGTGACGCCTCAGGGGACCTTCCAGGAGCTGGTGTGGGGTAAGCACCGGAAAGTGGGGGCAACCTTGGAGAAGCACAAGTACGTGGTGTTCAAGTACCACGAGCCGCCGATGTACGGTTTGATCTATGACATTGATGGCGACGACCAGAGCTTGACCGCTGTGGGTGGTAAGCCATTGTCCGAAGGGGGCGGCCGTAGTTGGCAGGACCTGGAAGACTTCTCGTAACAAAAGAAAAAAAGAAAGGTAAACGGGGGAGCCGAAGCTCCCCCGTTTATGCCGTCACTGCTTGTGGGCAGCGGCGCGCAGTTGGTTAACCTTTTCTTTCTTCAATTCAA